TGTTAGTCGCATTATGTACCGACGACTCCGCAAGTACAAACACAAGAGGCGATGAGTTCTATGTGTCTTGGAACAGTGGTTTCTCAAATAATAATAGAACATCTATACGCTTTTTAACTAACCGTGGCAATGCCGGCAACTTTACCTGGCTGTGCGTTGGAATCAGCTAATTACCTACTGCAATGTACCTACTCCCATGCCGTCGTTCTATAGGCACTTATTAAACTATCTCCAGTGGGGAGCTGGTGGCCAAGATAATGTCATAAAAACGGAAGTAACATTCCCTATTAGATTCACAAGATTATTCATGGCAAATGCGATTGATGCGTATTGGAGTGGGTCAGATACACCAAGATATTTTGCAAACTCTGCAAGCGAAAGCAACAATACAAAAGCTGTATTTGTTGCTAGCGATAAATATGCTGCTTCCTATTACTGGTTCGCACTAGGGATTATTTAATTACCTACCGCGATATATCTGCCCCATGCCGTTGTTTTATTACCTGAGTTTAGCACAGCTTGAGAGAATATTTTAAAGCTGGATCTAGTATATTCTCTAAAAGAGTGAACTTGGTTATCTCTGTTGTTACCATTCACGTCATTACCAACTACTACGTAACACTCTCTATCAAATGAAACAGGAAATGAAATTGTACCTCCTATTGGTACGTTATTAAACGCTCCCCACTGGGGAGTTACTTTAATAATTCTATCGTTTTACGTAATTCACGAATGGTTTTGTGTGTATACACCCTGGTAGTGATATCACCTTGTTTATGGCCTAGTAAGGAACGTAACGCGTTAGGCGGTGCAACCGCATCAAGTAAACTGGCGAATGTATGCCTGGTATCGTGGATAGTGTGCTTGCAGTTAAGCTGTTTCATAATATCCTGGAAATGCTTACGGAATGATGTGTAGCTGATAGTGAATAGGTAATCGCTAGTATGTAGTTGCTCTATTATAGGCATGATGCGGTGATGTATGGGGATAATACGACCTTCACCGGCTTTAGTTTTGGCGTGTCTTACGATAAGGTATGCTGATCGTCTATTGATATCTTGCCTGTGTAAATTAAGTAGCTCACCTATGCGGAGCCCTGTGTAGAGCAGTATTAAAATCATGCGAGAATAAGATGTATCTATTGCCCATAATTTGTTGATTTGTTGGCGAGTGAATACTCTTCTTCTAATTGTTGGCACATTGGGGCCTAGGTTTAAGTGTAAGGCGTAATTAGTGATAGGATAATCTTTAATGATTGCGTAATTAAATAATTGATTAAGTAACGTGCGGACTTTCTTACAAGATGAGTAGGAAAGTCCTTTTACGTGCATAGAATTAATCACGTTCTGAAGGTGCTGAAAATGAATATCCGTGATAGGCATATCCGCTATGTTGGATATGTGTTTAAAAGCAATGCGATAAGACTTAACAGCGCTATCAGAAATAGACTGAGAGTGAATAGGCAGCCACTCGTTAAATAGTTGCCTTAATGTAATGGTATTGCGTTGTCTACGTTTTAGCATAACAGCGTAACGGCGCATAATTTCACCTCCGAAAGGATGCTACTATGAATCAATATGTATTTATTTTAAATGAAAAAGGGGAACGAATTACATCCCTGTGTGATAACACGTTGAGTCGTGAAGATATTATGGCGCAAGCTGAACACGATTACCCAAATGCACAACATGTGTATTCTGCAGATGGTGACGCAATGCTTAATGAATTTATGAGCGGCAAATTCTATGTAGACGGCAAATTCGTTGCGCCTGATCCGTATGTTCCTACAAAGGAAGATAAGATCAATGCGATTAAATCTGAATACGAGCCTCGCTTCAAATCCTTAGAAGAAGCACAGCGCAGATTGTTATTAATGGGCAAACCTACTGCGGCTATTAGCGCACAATATATCAAATTAAATACCGAAATGGTAACTCGTATTAAGGAGGTACAGTAATATGCCTAAATTTATTGGAGACAGCAAAGTGCCAGTTATGGAATTTTGTGAGTATTGTTGGGAAGTGCTTAATGAGGATGGCACATGCCCAACTGAGGGCTGTGTCCATAATGATTTAATGGACGAGGAGCACAAAGATGAAACTACCGGTTCTACACAACCTTGATGCAATCAAAGGGGAAGTGATTTCTCTAAATATTGGGTATAACAATCTTGTTGAAGAGGCAAATCTCTTTGCTTGTGTTCGTAAGTGTCCATACGACGAAGAATATAAAGTGAAGTTTAGTATCGACGTCTCTACTGATGCTTTGAAAGATGATGAAGCTTGTAAAATCACTCTTTCTTTAGATACAAATACGCTCGAAGCTGGTAAATACCAATGGGATTTATTCTTATGGAACGGCGACCGTCCTATTAAATGCCTTGTTAAGGGTCAAGTTAATGTAATTGAAGGTATCAGTAATAGGGGGAAATGATATGAGCGAAGAAAACGTGTATTTGAAACCTTCTCCTGTTGATAGCATCCGCATCAAAGACAGTGTTGAAAATATTAAAGTCAAAGACAATATGCAGCTTGTTAAGTTACAAGGCCCTAAAGGCGACCCTGGTCCTAAAGGTGAACCTGGTAAAGACGGAAAGCCTTTTACTTATGATATGTTCACCGCTGAGCAATTAGCATCACTTAAAGGCCCTAAAGGAGATGTAGGATTACCAGGGCCGAAAGGTGAACCTGGGACTCCTGGGGAGCGTGGAGCAGACGGTGAAAGAGGACCAAAAGGTGAACCTTTTAAGTTTAGTGATTTCACTCAAGACCAACTTAACGCATTAAAAGGCCCTAAAGGAGACCCAGGACCACGAGGCGAACCCGGTCGAAATGGGCTAAACGGCGAACAGGGTGTTCAAGGGCCGCCTGGTAAAGATGGAAAGCCATTTACTTATGACATGTTCACCGCTGCGCAATTAGCGGCATTAAAAGGCCCTAAAGGAGACCCAGGTCCTCCTGGTACTGGCGGTAGTGTAGATTTATCCGCTTATCCTACAAAAGAATATTGTGATACTACATTCGCTACTAAAACTAATTTAAGTGACTATGTAAAGACAGCGGCACTTAATAACTATTATGTATCTAAACTCTTTGCAGAAAATACATATGCGACTAAAGCTAGTCTAAGCGACTATATGAAGACAGCGGCAGCTAGTAACACTTTTGTATCTAGAATTTTTGCAGATAATAACTATGCTGCTAAGTCTACATTAAATAGCTACATGACGACAGCAGCGGCTAATAACACCTTTGTATCTAGAGTTTTTGCAGATAATACGTATTCTAAGAAAACTGATCTTAATAGTTATATGACGACAGCGGCGATTAAGGATACTTTTGTATCTAGAGTCTATGCAGATAATAATTATGCTGCTAAGGCTAATTTAAGTGACTATGTAAAGAAATCTGAAATCAGTAAGTATACATCAAGTGTACAACTTACTCCAGAACAGCTTGAAAAGTTAAAAGGTCCTAAAGGTGAACCTTTTAAATATTCTGACTTCACTCAAGACCAACTTAATGCACTTAAAGGACCAAAAGGAGACAAGGGGGAGCCATTTAAATTTAGTGATTTTACTCAAGAACAACTAGCAGCACTTAAAGGTCCTAAAGGCGACCCAGGCCCTCCTGGACCTCCAGGTTCTGGTGGTGGCACTGGTGGCGGTAATGTCGATTTATCGGCTTACGCTACTAAAAAAGATGCCGATAATCTTTATCTAAAGAAGGTAGACTTGAGAAATTATTTAACTATGATCGGTGATCCTAAATACGCGCTAAAAACAGAGTTAAATAATTATTTATCTAGAACAGACGCCAATAACCATTATGCTCAAAAGGGATGGGCTACTCAAATATTTGCTTATAAAGGTGATTTAGGTAGTTTCATTAGAAAGTCGGAAATTGGTCAATACGCATTAACACCTGGCGATGCGGCTAGCCGTTATGTTAACAACATTCAAGCACAATCCTTTGCTAAGTATTCCGATTTAAATGACTATATAAAGAAATCTGAAATTAGTCAGTATACATCAAGGGTACCTGCAGAAACTGCATATCGTACCTTGTTAAGTGGAAATGTATGGTGCGAGAGTGCTAACGTTGATGATGTACTTACTGCTTTAATTAGTAATATAGGTAAGCCTTTTCCTCGTACTGAATTTAAGCCGTTGACTATTCCAAGCGTAACCAAAGGACAACAGGTGGTAGCAGTAACAGGTGAACCTCATTACAGCGTTAAGGTTGTCGGCAACGATACACCTTTCACGCTAGATAGTACTGGGGCTTGCACTATTAATATTCCGCCGTTAGGTGAAGATGATATAAAACTCACTTATCACAATTTCACAGGTGCAAAAGTTGCAGAATACAAAATTGCTGGTGTTCAAACTGATGCAGTTGCTGATGAAGAATATACCGAAAATGGCATTGTATACAAACGCTATGGGGATATCTTGAAAATGAATATTTCAAATAACACAGTTAGAGGTAATTTCAAAGATAACCCTAAGAATTGGAATGTTACGAAAAAGGTAATTTATGCCAATAGACCAGCAACGCTTAATTTAGGAGATAACTATAACTCATATGGCCCTTACTTTGTAGAAACTCCTGAAAACGTAACGTTTAAAGGGGATAATAACAATATGCGGCTAACAATAGCTACATCAACACAGGCCTCCAAAACTCTGGCCTTTAATATGAATACCATTGAATGGGGTGCGGCTAACAATAGCTACATCAACACAGGCATCAAAAACGCTGACCATTTATAATTAATCAAACCACAGGGAGAACACATGCAAGAATTAACTGATTTCATGAGCGAGGCTTGGCGGACATTGACGGATTCGTTTGTACTCAAAGCCTTGTTTGCATGTGTTCACCCTACTTAACTATCACATTTAGGGGGAGTGAATGGATATATTGAATGACATTTTAGTAATGCTGATTAGCGGTGTGTCACATGAGCATATTGTCAGTATGGGCGTTATCATCATATTAACAACTGTACTGCTATTCATTGACGCAGCGCAACGTATTACGACGGAGGTGCTTAGGTATAACAAGGATAATCACAGAAATAATACGCCTATAACATTACTTACAACGCTCGCATGGTATGGATGGGGTAAGGGTGGGTATGTTGACGCGACTACAGGCCTGAAACGTAGGTACCTGATGAGTGAACGCTTACGATCCGATTTGCTAACGAAGTTATG